GTCCGGCAACGAGACAGTGTTAACCTGTCGGAGCAACGTCTCAGGCCGAACACCTTTCGGCGCGAACAGGCCCTGGTATTCATTGGCGATGCTGTGTCGAATCACCTGCTCAGGTGAAAAACCCTGCTGGCGGAATTTTTCCAGCTCCCGTATCGCCCCGTTAGCGCCCTGCTCCGTTCGAATCGGTTTACGCAATGCCTGCCTGAACTTAACCCACTCATGCCAGAGTGTTTCCGGCAACCAGTCAGGCAGCTCGATAGCCTCCGGCTCGAATTTTTTAGACGCTCGTTTTTGGCGAGGGGGATTTAGGGGGAGATCAGTATTTATATCTTCCTCTTCCTCTTCCTCTGGTAACGCTTTTTGATCCGTTTGTGTAACGCTGCCAGCGTTACCTTTTCGTTTCAGTTCGCGTATTTTTGTAACTCGCTCGTTTGTAACCGCCCGTTTTTTAGAGCTTTTTCCGTTATGACGTTCAAAGTTAGGTAGAGAAAGCCCACCGTCATTTTCGACCAGCCATCCAACCTGAATTAACGCATCAGCAAAACCAGCCATAAAAGTGATGCGGTCTATTGCACTTTTTGTAACGCCGCGAGCGTTACAATCTGCATTACCGTCTATCATTTGTTGATCCGCCCATGCCCAGAAGCGAATAACCTTCCCTAATGCGGCATCTGGATCAATATTCAGAATCTCAGCAAGCCTGAATATTTCCGGCTTATCCGGCGTAATAACCTCGAGCTTTATCCAGTTTGAAGCCATTTGTTTTCACCTTGTAACGCTCGCAGCGTTACATTTAACTGATACCGAACAAAACAATCCGGCACGATCAATTTCAATCAATGCACTACGACAGAATCGCCGGGCGACCCACCACCGCTGAAATGTGCTTTCCGGTAAACGGCCTGGACTGCATCATCATGCGCATCAATTGCCGTACTCAACGCTTCCTGCGCCGCCAGTAATGCACGGCGTTCCAGGGTATCGAAGATACGGAGTCGGTGACGCAGCTCGCGCGGAAGAATTGCCAGAACCGCAGGGATCAGTTTCTGAATTTTTTCCCTTTGCGCTTTCGTTTCACCTTTCAACCAACGGTGATAGATATTCTGCTGATTGTTCCAGTCCTTGCCTGGTACAAGGGGCAATTCGCCGCCCCCCTGGCGCAGATATTCTTCAGTAATTGCGTTAGCGACCCACGCCTGCCCTTTTTCGGCTGCCAGGGCCAACAACACTGATTCGATATGCTCATGCCTGATTTTCATGAATCAACCGCTCCTATGCTGTTTTCGCTATGCTTACCGTCTGGGGGGAATACATCGTCAAGTCCACAATGAGCGCCAAGCCGATTAAGGGTAGAAACAATTTTTCTGCACTCCTCTAGCCCAGGGGTACGAAAATTTGCTTCGTAATTTGCCAGTCGGCTTTGTATCCACCCTAACTGAACAGCGAGTTGTCTTTGAGACAACCCAAGCTGTTTTCGATATGTTGAAATTTTGTTCATTGAAAACCTCCGATGACAATTTTAAACACACCTTGTGTTATATGGTCAAGCTGTTTTGTGTTTTATGTAAATCACGATTCGTGATACAAGGATGCAATGGAAAAAGAAAACGAAAAAATTGCCGCTAGTAGGCTCAATGACAAAATTGCAATGCGTCTTAAAGAGCGCAGGCAGAAGCTTGGTTTATCTCAAGGAAAACTTGCTGAAATCTGCGGATGGACGCAATCGCGTATAGGTAACTATGAGGCGGGCAGCAGAAATGTTGGAGTGCATGACGCTGTCGTATTGGGAAAGGCACTTGGCATATCTCCTCCTGAGCTCCTCTTTGGAGAACAGGAATCTTCTGAATTGTGGTTAAATGAATCCCAACGAAAACTTCTTGAGTTGTTTAACCAGCTACCGGGCTCAGAACAACAACGAATGATTGAGTTATTTGAAGTCCGGCTAAAAGAAATCGATGAGTATGTAGAAAAATATTTGAGAGGCAGGCTTAAAGATAATCCCCCACCGGAGTAATGATCTTGCTATCACAGTAATATGCCAATCAGCCCGCTATCAGCGGGCTTTTTTGTACCATCATCATATGACACCCACCACAAAACACATTTCGTGTTGACACAAGAAAACGCATTGTGTTTAATAAGCATATCCAAACAACGCCCCACCAGAGAACGGCAGGACAATACCTCGAGTTATCCAGCCACTGAACAGGGCTAAGTAGCCAGCCTGAGGCATACGAACATGACGGCAGTTGTTGATTGATACAAAGCGCAGTAGATAAAACGTTCCGCCACCCGGCGTTAAGGGGAAATGAGGTCAACATGGATACTATCGATCTTGGCAACAACGAATCTCTGGTATGTGGCGTGTTTCCCAATCAGGACGGCACATTCACCGCCATGACGTATACCAAAAGCAAAACGTTTAAAACCGAAGCTGGCGCACGTCGCTGGCTTGCCAGAAATACTTGCTAATCCATTATTTGGATTAATTCAATATTCTCGCTGTAGGGGTATAGCAGAAACCACCAAAGCCCGGAGGTGGTGAAATAAAA